TCATCCTACCATCGACACGTACTGACACCTGATGCAGACTTAACCAATGAGTCAGCAGAGGTAACAGCAATCGCCAACGCAGTGTTCACCGACACTGTGAAAGCAAACTACCGGACTTTCTTAACGAATCAGGAGTAATCATGGAACTCACAATCGCACAACTAGAACGCACACTACCATCCGGTGTCGTGTACAACATCCACTACCGCTTTGACCTAGTAGACGGTGATTACAGCAAAGGAGCCTACGGAACTTGCTCGATTACTGGTGATCCTAACGCTGATGGCTTTGTCGCCTTTGACGATCTGACTGAAGAAACAGTGAAGACATGGGTGGTCAATGCTCTAGGTGGACAGGAGAAAGTCGATGAGATTGAAGCCGCACTTCAGGCTAAGATCGAGGAAGACAAGAATCCTACGTCTGCCGTTGGGATGCCTTGGGGTGAGTGATGGATAAGCGCACCGTAGCATCAGCACATAATCGGATTGATAGCATTGAGACTCGACTTGAAGCGCATGAAGCTGTTTGCGGTGAGCGTTGGAAAGAAACTATCCTGCGAATAAAAAGAATCGAAGCTGTGATGATAGGCGCGACTGGGGGCATCATTGCCATGCTTGTCGCAATCTTAATGAAGGTGACCTAGATGATCTTTGAAGCCATAGCCGCAATCAAGATAGCGAACGAGGCTATTGGCGCAATCAAAGAATTTGCGGGTCACGTTAGCTCTGTCGGTGAGATGGGGCCGCAACTAACCAAGCTTGCTGATGCAAAAGGCGAAATAGAAAAGAAAGCCAAAGACGGTGACATGGACGCCTTCTTTGCTTTGGAAGATATTCGCAAGAAAGAAGCTGAAATTAAGCAGATGTTCATCTATAACGGACGCGCAGGGCTATGGGATGACTATCAGAAATTCATAACTAACCGCAAAGAGATGAAGCGGAAGGCTATCGAGCGTGAGAAAGCTAAGAAACTGGCTCGAAAGAAAGCCATACAGAATGGATTTTTGTATGGTGCTGTTGGCATTGCTGTTCTCGGTGTTGTGGGCGGGGCCGTGGCCCTACTACTTTGGCTTATTAGTCTTAAAGGAAAGTAATTTATGAGCATGATTCAGGACATTATCCGGTTGCCAATGGGACTATTAGGCGTTTCTGCCAATCACTACGATGGCCTTTCGCACGTTCACAAGTTCGGTGCTGTCCCTGCAATGAGCCAAAACCAAACAGGGACGATCTGGGACGTAAATGACACTAATTATCCTTGGTCATCCTTTGCTTCTGCTGGAACGCTGTCTGTACCTGCTGTGAATGCGTCTGATAACGGCAAAACCATCAGGATCATCGGATTGAACGCTTCGTACGATGAAATTCAGGAAGATGTGACTGTTTCTAGTGCTGAAGCCACAGCAACTTCTAACTCTTTTATTCGTGTATATCGAGCTTTCGTTACTAATGGATCAGCAACTAACGTAGCGAACATCAACGTGCAGAAGGGCGGCACGACAGTCCTGCGGATTAGTGCAAATAAAGGTCAGACATTGATGGCTGTCTATACTGTTCCCGCAGGTTACACAGCTTATCTATTGAAAGGCGTAGCTACCTGTCAGTCTGGTGCTGACGCGACTGGTGATATGTTCGTTCGCTACTTTGGTGAAGCGTCGTTTCGTGTAGGTCATTCATTTGAGGTGTCTGGTAGTGGTGGTGAATATATGTATGACTTCGGCATTCCCTTACGCATACCTGAAAAGTCTGACATTGATGTTAGAGCAACAGTGCGTTCTAACAATGCTCGTGTAACTGCCGCATTTGATATGTTGTTGGAGAGAGACTGATGACGGAGCTAGAAAAATATGACACGAATGGCAACGGCGTTATCGATCCGCACGAGCTTGCTCTTATTGAACTGGAAGATCGCCGCCGTAAGATGGAAGATGAAGACGCTCAACGTGATTCAATCCGCAAAATGGCGTGGTTCGCGCTGTTTGGCTTATTGCTGTATCCCTTTGGTATTTTTTTATGTGATTTGTTTGGACTTGCTACGGCGGCAGGACTAATAGCTGACATTGCACCAACATATTTCGCATCAATCGCAGTGCTTGTATCTGCTTTCTTTGGAAGTACAGCAATCGCATCGAAGAAGGCTAGCTAATGGAATTTGTAGCCGCAGTGATTTTAGCGGTTTTGGCTATCTGGGCGATTATAAATATTCCGCCAAAGGATGACTGATGAAACTCTGTGAGTACGTCTTTAAGGAAGGGATGTACCACACAGACTGCGGGTCTAAACTAATTCTGCGTCCACACTTTAAATGCGATAGGTGTGGCAAGAAGACACAGGAGAAACGTCATGTTGCAGATGCTACTCGGCCCAGCACTTGAGCTAGGCAAAGACTTTATCAAAGGGAAGGCTGAAGAAAAGAAGGCCATTCAGCAACGCAAGATCGATCAGATCAACAACGATTCTCAATGGGAAGCAAAGATGGCTGACGCTACAAAGTCATCTTGGAAGGATGAATGGTTCAGTTTGATCCTCAGTGCGCCTTTGATCGCTGTTGCTTACAGCGTGGCAATGGACGATCAAGCCATTATCACTCGCATGGACGAGGCGTTCAGCGCACTCAATTCTCTACCTGAATGGTATCAATATCTCTTATTTATCGCGGTCAGCGCGTCGTTCGGCGTTAAGGGCGCGGACAAACTCATGGCAATGAAGAAGGGCAAGTAATGATGAATCTCGATCAACTGCGTATGGAGCTGGAATACGACGAAGGCTGTAAGTACGAAATTTACCTAGACCATCTTGGTCTACCTACGTTCGGTATTGGTCACTTGGTGACAAAGGATGATCCAGAAAACGGTCAGGAAGTCGGCACGGCTGTCACAGAAGAGCGTGTCATTGAGGTATTCGAGAAAGACGTACAAGTCACCATCGACGAGTGCAAGAAGCTCTACGACGACTGGATTAACCTACCGGATGAAGTGCAATTAATCATCGCAAATATGATGTTTAATATGGGGGGGCCTCGTTTGAGCCAGTTTAAAGGTATGAAGGCTGGTGTAGACGAGCGAGATTGGAACCGTGCGGCAGACGAGATGGTAGACAGCAAGTGGTATCGGCAGGTCACTAACCGTGCGGATCGCTTAGTCACTCGTATGCGGAACGTCGCGTAAAAAAAGGCCCGCTAGGGGGTAACGGGCCGAGGAGTAGTCACAATGAGGGAATCTAAGTGAAACTCCTGCCCTAAATTACTGTATTTCTTATGAAAGTCAATTAAGGCGAATAATGCCTTGTTCCGTTGACTAAGTATCTTGAAATGATTATCTTGTCTCTCGATGGTTAATAAAGGGGGACAAAATATGAATCATCAATCTAGCGAATGCCCAAAAGTAATTGCTAATGCACTGTTCCAAATACAGTCGCAGATCGGCACGTTGGGCTATGACTCTAATAACGAGTTTGCCAAGTACAAGTACGTTTCTATCGATAAGTATTACGAGAAGATGCGTCCGCTGATGAACGAAGCAGGGATTATGATTATTCCTGACGAGTTAGAAAGCAGTCTGAGCGAAGATCGCAAACTCTACCGTGCGGTATATCAATTCACCATCATCCATAAAGATGGGGCGACTTGGAACTTCCCGATCCGCAGATCAATCACACTTCCCTTCACTGGCGCACAGTCAGCAGGTTCAGCTCTTTCGTATGTCGAAAAGATTGCCATGCGTACGATCTTCAAGATCAACTCTGGCGAACGTGACGACGCAGATATGTTGGAGCAAAGCGACTTTTCTACTCTGACAGAGAGGCAGAGGAATGAAATTGACGCTCTGTTTGACAAAGCCAAACTCGATAAAGATGAGATTTTGGCCTTGTACAAGTGGCTCAAGGTCAATGATCTACATGCGATCAAGCCAGATCAGTATGACAACCTGATTGCGGCTCTGAAAAGGAAGTCACAGTGAATAAGGATGAGTGCAAATGGTGTGGCAAGCCAGCACTCGTGAGCGACTCATTCGGAGAAGGCCAGTGTGCCGAATGCTGGTTGAAAGGTAAGAAGGAGAGTAAACGTGCGGATAATCGACGCAGACCAAGGAACTGAAGAATGGTTGATGGCCCGTCTGGGCTGTCCATCAGGGTCAGGCTTCTCGAAACTCATTACAGCTCAAGGTAAGGAATCTACCAGCCGTACGGGGTATGTGAACGGTTTGATCGCTGAGAAGGTGATGGGAGAGGTTCCTGAAACTTATGAAAACGAATGGATGATTCGTGGCCGTGAATTGGAGCCTGATGCTAGAGCGTTCTATGAGTTTGAACGCAGGGTATCCGTACAAGAGGTTGGGTTCTGCAAGCATGATGAGTATGAGTGCGGAATCTCGCCCGATGGCCTCGTGGATAGTGATGGCGGTCTGGAGATTAAATGTCCGGCCCCTGCTACGCACGTTAAGTATTTCCGTGCAGGGAAACTTCCATCTGAATATAAGGCGCAAGTGCAAGGATGTTTGTGGATAACTAACCGCAAGTGGTGGGACTTCCTATCCTACCATCCATCCCTGCCGCCATTACTAATCCGTGTCGAGCGTGACGAGGATTATATCAAAGAGCTTGAGCGCATCGTGATCGATGCTTGCAAGGAAATAGAAACTGAAAGTAAAAATCTGGAG